TCTGAGATCGGAACAGAGGCGAGCGGGCTAAAACCAAGCATATCATCCCTCCCCCAGCTTAGATTGACTCATCAGGCAATAGAAGATGCCATTATTCAGGTTTAACAGGCCACACAAGATCATGCGGGAAGCCCGACTGCTCCGTTATGTCGAGAAGTGCGCGGCGGTATGCTGCCCACTCAGCCTGCTTCTCTGCGGTCAGGTCGGCCCAACGGAGAGGATTCGAGACGATGGGGTCAACCTCTGACGCCAGCTTGGCGTCACGCTCTGCGCGGACGGTTTCTGCGGCAGCGGCGTCGAGTTCTTCCTGTGTCGGAGGAACGTAGGCTGCGGTGTCCAGGTCTGCATCCATCTGAGCGTGAAGCGCGGCCACGTCAAACTGCGCCCCGGTGTCGTTAGGGTCGCAGGAGAATGGTATCCACCCGAAAGTTTCATGTTCAATTTCGCAGTCGATCCAACCATTGGCGAGGCGTTTTGCGTTGCGGTAGTTCATGTCAGGAAATCCTCAACCAGACCGATGGGAAGGCGATGTTTGTCGATCCACCCATCAATCTCCACGTTCCGCCGGGCTGACCATGAGTTTGCGTTCTATTCGTATCTGTATACCACAGGCTTGAGCCAGCAACCGTGGCCCCCGGCCCCGCAGCGCCAGAAGTCCCCCGCAGGAAGGCATAAGTGCCGACAGAGCCAGTGCCTAACCCAGCCGTACCAGCACCGATCCCGGCGGATGAAAAAGAAGTGGCGGTTACTGAGCCAGCCATAGTTAGGTTGCCGGACATGTCCATTTGAAGTCGGTTTGCACCTGCCGACCACCCACCAATGCGGAATACGTTGTCGCTGTCTAGGCCCATGTTGATGGCGTAGGCGCCCGCACGGTGGAACGCCATGATAGCGCCAGCACCCCCGGTGGAATAGGCTTGGAGTGGAGGGTTTGAACCAGAAGTGTTCTGGTTTGATTGGAAGCCCTGAATACCAGTCCAAATAAAATTGCTGCCTACGGCACTGCTGATGCTGGTTGTGTTGGAGGCAGTTGATGCAGTCGCAGCATTTCCCGTGATGTTGATACCCCAGTTGCCAGAGGCTCCCGATCCGGTCAGGGATGGGGCGTATGAGGTGTAGTTCCCCGCATGGAGAACCAAGTGACTGCTGTCCGTGGCGTAGAAATTGCCATCGGCATAGACATCAATCACACCGCCCGTGGACGAGAAGCCAAACCTAAAGTTTCCACCATTGTAGGTGTAGCCGTGGTATCCACCGCCACCAGCCCACGCGCTGCTGCTGATGGTGTTTCCTGTGCCGCCTAGGTTTACGGAGTAAGACGAGCCCGTGGTGTTATCAGCAACCCGCGCACTGTCCACACGTACGCCGTATGTGTTTGCACCGTTCCATCCCATGAGGGTTGGGTATGACGCAGACCACCCAATATCAGCATTGGTGTCGTTTACCCCCGTGCCGCTAGGGGAAGTGCTATTTGAAGCGTCAAAGATCGTGTGGCCGTTGCCGTAGTTCTTCCACGCCAGTTGTCCGACGACATCGTTTATAGTGCCGTTGGTGGACCAGTTGGTGCGGTCGGTGCTGAGGCTAGTAGCTGTCGCAGCATTGCCCGTGACGTTGATGCCCCAGTTGCCAGAGGCACCCGATCCGGTCAGGGACGGAGCGTAGGAGGTGTAGTTGGCATCGTTGAGTACGGTTCGCCAGTCGTTCAGGGTGGCAGTATCTCCGTTTCTCGTGCGGAAATACAGATTGGTACCACCGCCACTATACGGAGCATTGAGCCAAAGGTCATACCCACCACCGGCGCTGATCCGCGCCACAGGCCCCGTTGCTGGGGCATTGACAGAGTACGTGAACCCCGTGGAGTTGCTATCCATCGTGTTCGCGTCAAGGGTGAAGCCTTGATAGTACATGATGTTAGAGGGCTTACTGGAGACGTTACCCCAAGCGACAGAGCCTGCGCTGTCGGCATAACCTGCTTGTGTCTTTCTCCACGACCCCCAAGAGCCACCCTCCCGATCACGCACATAAATGTAGGTATTTGCGTCTTGCGCGGCGCGGGGCCAGTAGAACTGAGAGCCGTACTGGGACAGTGGGTAATCGTTCCCAAGGCCCATAGTGAAGCCATAGAATTGATCCGATGTGTCCACGGTCGGACCATTTGTGCCGCCTTGGAGGTATCTGGCACCAAAATCAGAAACTGCGTTAAAGTCTGTCTGGGTGTTGTGGTTTTGCCCCATATTGTTGTAGAACTGCGGCGGCGAAAGCCCATCTACTGAGCCTGCATCTCCCGTGATGGAAATGCCCCAAGTTCCAGAAGCACCCGATCCGGTCAGGGACGGCGCGTATGAGGTGTAGTTCCCTGCGTGGAGAACCTGATTGCCTCCTTGCTGGAGTGCGCCAGATGTTACGTTGATGGCGCTCCCATTGAAATACATGTTTGCGCCGGACGCTGAAATGTTCAGCGGGATATACGTTGAGGTGTCCCTGTTATATCCAAGGATATAGCTCTCCCCACCAGACACACCCACCTCTGTTGCGGCTCCTGTCGCAGCGCCACCGGAATACCACCCGGTAAAGCGTCCCTGACCAGTGGTGGAGATATCACCGCTGAACGCCCTCTGCGAGGTGGTCGCAGCGTTGCCCGTGACGTTGATCGCCCAGTTACCCGAGGCTCCAGTGCCGGTGAGGGACGGGGCGTAGGAGTTGTAGCTGGCGCTGGTGAGCAGTTCGCTCCAGCTGGTCGACCCATTACCGTTGGTGTTCCTCATGTACCATTGCTGGCTGTAGAAGCCACCAGCAAGTTGCATCGAGTAGTAGTTTGAGTCGTTGCTGTGGGTGGAGGCAATCATGTGTTGCCACGCGCCATCGTTCCGTGGCCATCCCTCGGCGGTCGTCCCGGTGTCGGTCTCGTAGAACCCAGAATCCGTCCGCGTCGTGATGTCGGCCTTGCTTACGGAGTCCCCAGAGAACGTCGGATTTGTAGTGCTGGTGGAGGTTGTCGCGGACGTAGCGGTCGCAGCGTTTCCACTGATCGCGATGTTCCACGTCCCCGAAGCGCCCCCACCCGTCTTGGTCGGTGCGTCGTTGGCGATCTCAGCGTTCACGAAGGCCGTGGTGGCAATCTGCGTGGTGTCGGTGCCCACAGAGGCTGTCGGGGCAGTCGGGGTACCCGTTAGGGTCGGAGATGCCAGATTGGCTTTAAGGTCAAGCGCGGTCTGTTGCGCCGTCGAAACTGGCTTGTTGGCGTCAGACGTATTGTCCACGTTGCCAAGGCCAACATCGCCTTTGACGAGGGTTACATCACCAGTCTTGCTGGCGACAGAGGTGACAATATCTTGGCTTGCCGCCGTGATGAACACAAAGGACGTGCCTGTCAGGTTTAATAGAGAGCCTGTTGAGCTTTGCGTCAGTGTGCGGCTCAGGGTAGTCCCGCTGGCAGTATATGTGCCAGTACCGATCTCCCAAGCGTTGCCGCTTTCGATCACATACCGAACCACATCTCCGTTGCTGACACCAGCAGCGGAAAATGTTTGAAAGCTGTCAACCGCAGACCCAAGCGTGATTGTTCCAGTGCCAGTGGTGGCTGTGGTCATCTTGGCGCGGTTGACTAGCTTCGGCATGATTCACCTATTGTTTCTTGGTGTCGGCAGGATACCCGGCATTAAGCCGGATCAGGGATGCCGATAGCGACCGAAGAAAGCGTAAAGGTGTTGCCTGTAGTCACTGACTGCGAGGCGGTCAGCGAACTCGTCGCCAGCAGGCGGCTGTTCGCGGTGTCAACGATGGCATAATGCGTAGCAGTCCCGGTGCCAGTCACCACGCCGTCGGTGATCGCGGCCACGACAACCTCACGGCCACCGCCAGTGCGGTCTTGCGGCGCGCCGATAGACAGCGAGGTGCTGTTGCCCAAAGCATAGGTCGCGTTGGCCTCGGTGTATGTCGTCGCCTCCTGCGAGGTAATCAGGATTTTGTTGGCCTCAGTGTCCAGAACGGTCAGGCCGTTGTCGAACACTCGGTCGTTGAGAGTAGCCATGTCGGCCTCCGTTATTGGATGGTTATGCCTGCACTATACAGGCTTTTGACGCGCTTAGGAACAGCCAGATCATTCGGCTGCATCTGGTTCAATTGACTCAACTAAGAGGCTCCCACTTTCGGTCCAAAGCCAGCGATCCCGACTGTCGCGGGTAGGCAAAGCCCCGTCGTCAATGATGCGCCAAGGCTTGCCAGAAGGAACGTCCTTGTTGGCCACAGCTTCGATTTGATTTGCAAACTCAGGTGCCGGGATAATGACAGACACCTTGCTGTTGTCTTGTGGGTAGATGATTACCTTCATGGGGTATCCTTTTCAGCGGAATACAGAGGCGCATGCTATGGCCGTGTCTTCGGGGCTGTTGCTACCAGACGGCAGAACGAGAATTCTGAAGCTTCCACTCGCGGTGGACACGATGTTCCCGGCTGAGTTCCCGCCGCTACCTGTGTTCGGGTCTTGCGACGAAAACACCACAGCATAATTCGCGTCCGGCATCGCGGTCGTAAAGTTGATCGTGTAGTCGCCCACACCGTTGTCAGTGATTGACGACACGTTGCCAGAGGCGCGGATAGCCACAGTCCCAGTACCATTGAAGTTCACCCACGCACGGCAAGCATACATCGGCGCGCTGCCTGACACGTTCAACTTGTTTTCGATCTTGTCGTCAAGTTTGGCTGGCGTGATAGTGCTTTCAACCGTTGCAGTACCAGTATTCCAGTCTGCCTGTGTTTGTGTTGCAGGTTGCCCTGACGGTGTAAACGTCCCCGTCCCTTCGTTAATGGTCCCTAGCGTAATCCAAGCAGAGTTGGCCTCGTTCCGCTTCTTCAACTGGTTGTTGGTCGTGTCATACCAGAACATATTGGCATATGTCGTCGTCGGCGCGGTCGATGCGCTGTTCTGCGATACGATGGCCAGCAAAGCGTTGTTTAGATCGCTCCTGAACGCAGGCGCGCTCTGGTTGTCGATCACATAATCATGGGTCGCCATGTCGTTCCCCTCAGTTATACCAGACGCGGGCGGTCAAGCCCGAGATGCTGGGCGTCACCCCACTTGTATCAGACTTCAAGTCAATCTTGAACTTGAAAGCGCGGCCATAGAAATCGCCGCCCTTGAACAATTGCCAGTCGGCATAGGTCGAGGCGTCCTGCGAGACCGCAATGTAAAGCAGGACATCCGTATCAGACACGTTGGTGCCGCCAGTGAAATCATCAAACAGACCTGAGAGCGCGTCGAAATCCCCGATCAAGGAATCGAACAAGCCAAGATTCGGGTCATATCGGTCAGTGTTGACATCAAGGCGAGCGCGAACCCGGCGGGCCGTCGTGGTGTCGATGGCTGCCGACATCTCATAGGTCGCCGACGTGCCGCTGGTGATCCGCAATTCGCCAGATGTCACCGAGCAGTTCGTCTTGGTGCCGCCGAAGGTCGGCGAGTCCGTCAACGTCTGCGTGTTCGTGAATGTCTCAAAGGCAGCCTCTGGCACCACCACAGACGCATAGTTTGGCGATGAGTTGCCACCCTTATCCACGGCGCGGATCATGTAGGTGCCGGGACGAGCCGGGACAATTACGTTGGAGCCGGGCCGGGGAACCTTATCAACAGCAGTCGTGGCGTTGGCAAAGGTCGCCCCAGATTCCTCCAACGCATAGCGGATTTTGTAGTGAGACAGATCAAGATCGCCCACAGGTGTCCATTCCAGAGCGATGGTGCCGCCGTAGACTTGGCCGTGGAAGGCAGCGACATCTTGCGGCGGGTTGGCCGTGCCAGAGACTTGGAAGTTCTCATACAGTTCCCAAGACCCACGCACGCCGAGATGGTTGTAAGCCCGAGCGCGCACGTCGTAGAAGCCGTCACCGACATCCAGAATGTCATAGATACCCGGAGATCCAGAGCCGACCGCGTTCCAATCGGTAGCCGAATGCTCTTTGAACTGCACCTCAACACGCTCGACAAAGCCCGTCGCCGCTGAAGCCGCAGTGATGTTCGCCACGATCACGTTGGTCATCTTTTCGTAGATGATCCGCGTCTCTTGTGTCAGCCCGATACCGATGGGGGCCACATACCAAGCCGACGGCAGGCCGGAATTATTTGCGATGATCGCCAACTCGTCGGCATCCCAGTCAAAGGCATCTTCCGATGTCTCGCGCAGGGTCAACCTCACGCGCAGATCGCCAGCGTCCTGATTGGCAAAGAAGTTCCAGCCAACCACCTCAAACTCTTTGGCCGTCCAGCCATAGCGGGTGTTCGTGAATGCCACTATGTCGCCGACCTGCACGCCGAAAGCGGCCATGCCGAACTCAGCCGTCAGTGTCATCTGCTCACGGCCACGGTTCAGCGTCAGCTTGGCGATGCGCTGCGCGGTGGCTGACGAAGTTGTGAACGGCAGCGTCAGGTCGATTGGCGTCTCGACGTTGTTGTCCTCGGCCAGATAGACCGCGCTGTCCACCTGCGGATAGTCCACCGTGATGTAGTCTTGAGCTACATCGTTAAACGTGCCGCGCACCACGTTGAAAACGTCTGCCATCGACTGGCGCGTTTGCAGCGATATCGAACTCCGCAGATCATCAAGGGTGAATGTCTTCACGGGCGGCGTGTAGTAGCCGACCTTCAACTGCCATGCGCCTTGGCCCCAGAACAGCGTGCCAGCGCAGCTTGTCATCATCTGCTGCAAGACATCGCCCGGCGTCTGGTCAGCGCGGATCACCCCGTGCATGGTGTATCGCTTTTCCGTCCCGCCGACAGCCAAGCTGACGTTCTCGTCGCACACGTTGGCCGATGCAGAAAACGCCGTGTCGTCGATGCCAGTGTCGTCGAACCCGTAGTCGGCTGTGAGGTAATCACGCACGCAAAGCGCGGCGCTGGATGAGAAAGCAGTCGATGTCGTGCGCGGGTCATAGACCTCTTTGCCGTTCACAACTGCCGTGAAGATCGGCACGCCATTCGGGAACACGTCCTGATCGAACTCAAGCCGGACATACAGATAGGCGATCCCGCGCCCGACGAAGGCCGACGTGATCTGCGCGCTTTCGGCTAGAAGTTCAGCGGGCGCTGTGGTCTGCGATCCGTCGTATTTCTTGATGCGAACCTTGCTGGCCCAGTTCTGGCTCGTCACGAAGCCATTGCCGTCCAGCGTGACAACCTCGTCGTTTATGTAGATATCACCGATGGAGGACACCTCATGCCCGGCGAGACAGATAATCATGTGCAGGAACTGGTTGGTCGCCCCGGTGGCCTCAATGTAGGTCACGATGCCGCCCTTGCGGACAGTGCCGTAGACGTATTCCTGCGGTGATGCCGGGTCGCGGGCGTTCACCAGTGTGCCTTGCATCGCCGACCCCAGCTTCGGCTTCGGCGTAAGGGCAGACATCGCCCAAGATGTGACGACCGTGGTGGCGATGTACCCGACGATGGCTTGAGCGGTAATCCCAAAGGCGATGACGGATGTCCCGACATTCGCACCCAATATCCACGCGCCGACCGTCACAGGATCGCGGACGATGTTCGCCTGATGAGAAAGAGCCGTCGTGCCTGTCAGTAGCTTTTTAAGCGGCGTCATCGTGCCTCACCCATGCGCTGTCGATGCTTTCGATGGGGGAGTATACCACGCCGCTGGCAGAAAGGAACGCGGCGCTTGTCCCGACGGCTATCCCAAATCCTACGCCCAAGTAACCCGGTTGGATCACTTCAGGCCCGCCGACAACCAAAGCACCGCGAGGCGGTATGTCGTAGGCCCGCGAGAGGCGCTCACAAAGCGCGTCCTCGACTGTTTGGTGTCCATACTCGCGGCGAAGTTCCATGCGCGTAAGAAGGCGTCCTGCGTCGATGTAGCGGCCAACCCAATCGTCGGCCCATCCTTTCCCGTGCATACTGCGGAAAGCCGCGTTGGTGAAGATCAGGCAATCCCAGACGCCCCATTCAAACGGGCGGCCACCGACCTCACGCAAAAATGCGTGCAAAGCCTTTAATCCTCTTTCCGGCCCCACGGGATGCCCTTGTCCTGAATGTCGGCCACGAAGCTGAAGAACGTGTCGCCGGGATGGCGCGCCTGATGGCTTTCGTGGGTGTAACGCCGGATGCGCGCCCGGCCCAACTCAACCATCTTGCTTTCGACCGTCAGCGTGATTGTGGATGCGTCCCCGCTGTCCTCAATCGGCATCTGGTTCATCTTGCCAGCGAACACTTCCACGAAGTCGTCAACATTGCTGACGCCAAACAAAATTCGGCAATCGCGCCGCTGGTAAGGTTCTTTCAGGGCTAGCGAGACAAGCTCAACAGGCACGCCGCTGACGGTAATCGATGCAGACTTGGCCGACAGGTCGTTGACCTCTTCCAGCCCGCTGATGGCCAGAAGATTGCCCGCGCCGAGATACGTTTGACCGTCGATGGTGCGATCCCCGTAACCTGTCCACAGCCTGACCGGGCCATATGTGATCGCGTTGCCGTCAACATCCGTGCCGCTGCGTGTATCGAACATCATCTCGACAGCGTAAAACGGCTGCACCTCTGGCTGGGCTAGTGCGCTCAGGATAGCGGCTGGAACGCTGCGGGCCATCAGACTGCCTCCATCGCGCCAAAGGTCAGGCCGTAGATGCTGGCCTCATTGATCGACCAAGACTGCTCGTTGCTTGAAAGCCTGAACAGGCCTTTGGCATTGCTCACCGTCACGGCTGCGTTATCGGCGGGCGCGGTGCGGATGTGCGGCCATATGTCAAGAGAGACTTGGCCAGACCCGTTGCTGTTGGCGTCTTGCAGAACCTTGTGCAGGCGTGCCGACGATCCCGTGCCGAGTTGGATATAGTCGCCAGCCTTGAGCCATCCTGTGACGCCGTTTGACGCGCCGTCGATGTTCAGAGTGCCACCCGTTTGGTCTGCGCCGTTGACCAGCGGCGTCCCGGTCGGCGTCCCGCGTGCTGTGCCGCCGATGGGGTCAGCCAGCAAGAACGTGCCGAACTGACCGCGCAGGGCAATCAACCACGCGACCCACTGTTCCGCGTCAGGCCGCTTCATCGGCGGCAGCGTCACCTCGGCCTGCCACATCTGCCCAGAATAAGCGAATGCCTGCCCTGCAAAGGTGAACGGGCTTCTGGCGTAGGCCACCGCGTTGGTGGCCCGCAGTTCAATGCTGCGGATGCCTGTGTGTGTCGGCAGCGCGAGAGGATAACTGATGGCCATTATGCGAAGGCTCCCCCATATGCGCCACCGCGCCGCTTGGCGTCCAAGACAGCCGCCTTGGCGCTGTCCGCGATCTGCGGCATCAGCGATTTGATCTCGGCGCGGACGGTCTGCTGCACTCCCGTGGAGACGTTGATATTCTGCACGACAGTCACGCCGCCGCCGCCAAGTTGGTTATTCGGGATGACCTGCGCGTTGCGCGAAGGCACGACAAGCTCTGGCCCGCGCTCCCCGACCATGTAGGCCTGACCGCCAGTGACCGGGCCGCCCATAGCCTTAAAGCCAGCAATGGCAGGTGCCAGAGCCGGGAAGGCCCTTCCAACGACCCCCATGATCCCGTTGACCAGCCGCTGCACGACCAGAACCTCATAGAGCTTCATGATGATGTTGCGGGCCATGTCGCGGAAGGCGTCCTTGACCGACTTGGTGCCGTCAACCATCGACATGAAGGCGCTGGAGAAGGACTCGCGGATCGTGTTTGCGATGGCCTTCATGTTCTCTTGCTGCTGGGTCAACTCTTCAGTTGCCGCCTTAGCCGCTCCACCAGCCTTATCGGCGGCTTCTGCCGATGCATCGCCGAAGATGTTGACCTCAGTGGTGCCAGCCGCCACAGCATCATTTAATGCCCCGAAGGCCTCTGTGACCCCACCCCATGCGGACGAAATCTTGGTGCCAGCAGATGCAAATGCCGTGCTTGCTTCGCCTCGCGCCGTCTCCGAAGCTTTATCAAGATCGTTTTGCAACCGCCCGACAGATGACAGAGACCCAAGAACCGCACTATTCACGTCATCAAGGCCAGCCTCTCCAGAAGACCTAGCGATAGTTTCCAAGAAACTATACCAAGTCCCAACAAGTCCAGAAACCATGCTGGCAAAACCAGCCTTGATGGTCATCCAAACCCCAGAAAGCGCATCTGGTATTGCTTTGGCGCTATCTACCATGCCCTGCCAAACAGCCCCGACGAGATCGCCAAGCAGCTTCATGGCCTCGCCAAAACCACCAGCGCCTTCCTTGAGGCGCAAGAAAATTTCAATCAGTTTGGCCAAGCCGACGAGGAGCGCCACTGGTAGCAGCTTCATCAGGATCGCACCGACAGCAGCGAAAGCAGCGCCGACAGTCATCGCTGTGGCCCGCAAGAAGATCAGCGCGCTAGAGAAAGAGCCAGCAGAGATCGCAGATGCCACTACGGCGGCCCTGAAGGTGACCATTGCCGATGCGAATAGGCCAGAGGCCCCAGTAGCCGCAAGCATCGCAGGCACAGCCCTGATCGCCATCGCGCCAGCAAAGAGACCCACCGCGATGATCGCCGTGTCGATCTCACCAGATAGATTGCCAAAAACAGAGCCAAGCGCGGCACCAGCCTGCTTGACCGCATCTGCCACCGCTCCTAGCGGAGCCTGAAGCACGCCAAGAGCAGAGCCAAGGTTTTCGATCTCCCTGCCAGATTTCTGGGCAACAACGCCCAATGCCGCCACGACGGCGACAACGGCACCGATCACGGCACCAGCCGGGCCGAAGATTTGCAGAAGCTGCGGTGCCTGCTGACCGAATGCCTGCAAGCCGTTGGTGCCGTTGGCCACCTGAACCGCGAAGTCGCCGATCTGGAAGCCAGCCTGCTGAAGCGCGCCTTTTGCCCACTTCTGGGTTGCCGTGTTGGCAAGGCCAGATGCTTGGGCAAAGCCCCTCATGCTGGAGTTGGCTGTGTTGATGGTGGCCGCAGTGCGGGTGACCTGAGCCTGAACGGCCTTCAACGGCGCAGTAGCGCGGTCGATGGCCTGCAACTCAAATACGAGTCTTTCGCTCATTTTCCTCGCGCTCCTTCATGACGGCAAAGTAGGCCATCCATTCATTATACTCATCCAGCGAGATTTCCTCAATCTCCGAGATGGTCTTGCCCAACCTATCCGCCAGCGCCACCAAGTTGAGCCTGAATGGGTCGCCTCTTAGTTTTTTGTGTGATCCTCAATGCTCGTCGCGTTGAACACAGCGCCGAACACTTTGGCGATCACGCCGACAGGCTCACTCATCAGGATCGGCTTGTCCTCAAGGGTGAACGCCTTGTCGCCCTTCTGGTCTTCGCACTTTTCAATGACCATCTCGACCATCGCACCCAAGGAGGTGTTGGTCAGAAAGTCCTTGTACTTGCGCTGGACCTTTTCGATGTCCCGTGCGCTCACAGACGTGAAGAAGAGGCGAAGGGGAGTTTCCCCCTCGCCCCATTCTTCGACATCGACGAAGCCACGTTGCTGGTCAGCCCGTTTGGCTGCAATGCGCTTCGCCAAGCTCATTAGGAAGCCGTCGCTTGCGACAGAGCGCCAGTGCCTTGCACGCTGATCGACATCTCAACCAGACCGTCATACGACGCAGAGATGGAGCGACCCGTCACAATGGCGGTGCCAGTGTAATAGATGTCACCAGTGGTCGAACCCTCGGGATAGAGGTTCAGCGTGACGGATGCACCGATGGTCAGAGCGCCTTGGCCCGTGGTGTCGGTCTCGTCCCACAAAACGTCAATCGTCCCGGTGTAGGTGGTCAGCGACGGCTTATAAGTCCGTGCGCTGTCACCCATAGAGGTGTCTTCAAGGGTGTCAGCCGATTCTTCAATCGAATACGACCGAATTTCGGCGATTGCGTTGGCTCCGACTTTGACGGTGCCTTCGCTGCCAGCGTGCGTAGCCATAGCAGGAGCCTCCTTTATTTGGCTGTTTCGACATCAGTTAGACTGGTGACATACCTTACAGCAAAAGTCATCGTTGCGATGCCAACAGGCTGCTCAGTCTCACCAGAAAAGTCGATGCTCGTCGATGTTAGCACCGATTCCTTCGCGATGCCACCTAGCGTGAAGTCCGCTCCGATGGCTTCTTCAACCTGCACCGCGATAGCATCAATCGTGCTGTCAAGCGATGCAGTGGCATTCTCATAAATCGAAACCGTAATCTCGACCGTGCGGTCCAATGACTTGACGCCCATTGTTGCGCCCATCGTCATTAGGCCGGATGTCTCGGCACCAGCGGTGACCGTGATGGCAGGGAGCTTTGCCTGCGTCAGGGGATAGACCCGCGTGGCGAAAACTCGCTTTGCAACAAGCGGAACACCAGCTTTCAGCGCAGTCACGAAAGCGTCTCTCACCTGCTGACGAACATGAGCCATCACTTGCGCTCCAACTGCAAGACCGTCACACCAGTCCCGTCATGGACCCAAGCGCGAACCGTGTAGGTCACCGAAGAGACGATTACTTGATCGTCCTCAGAGATATTCGGCACATCAACCGTGCGGCAAGTCAAACGAGGCTGCTCCTGATGCACCGACACGAACCCGCCAGCGTCAACAGGAACAGTCTCATTGTCGAAGATGCCATTGAACGTGCTTTCACCCAAAGCGCCACGGCGCTTATAAGTCACTGACGTAGCGAACTCATCAGCGTTAAACAGGGTCAGCAGGTCAGTGGCGAAGGGCAGGGCCATGATTATTCCTTCTTGGCCCGCTTCGAAACTTTAGGCGCATCGCTGGTATCAAGTGCAACGCTGCGATCAGCGACGGCAGGAGCCGCGCTCTCTGGGGCAACCTGAACACGGCCCATACCCAAGAGAGACTTCCCTTCCTGCTCGGACAGTTCGACGATCTCTCCAGCACTGCGGGCAGAGCCGCCAGCCATGCAGGATTTGAGGATCAGGTAGTTTGCCATTCTAGCCTCCTGTTGAGGTTGGGGGCGACCGAAGCCGCCCCCATTCCACTTCAAAACCATTAGGCTTCGTCGTTGTTGTAGGCGAAGGACACAGCGTGACGAACCGCCACATCGACCGTCTGGAGTGCGCGGATACGCACGGTGCCAGTGTTGGACGAGGTGTAAGGATCGACGAGGATGTCCAAGCCGCCGTACATGCCGATCAGCAGGTCCGAGAAGTTGCCGAAGAACAGGTCGCCAGCGGTGACTTGGTTCGAGACAATCGCACGGTAGCCGTTGATCGTGTTGCCCGGCTGCTCGACCACGAAGAGGCCTTGGCCAGCGGCCTTAGCAGTGGTTTTCAGCGCGCCATACATGCCAGCAGGCAGGATGTAGGCGAGGTTGCCCAGCAGAGCGTTGTCCTCGGCCACAGCGGTTTCCAGAGCCACGACTTCAGCGAAGGTCGGGTTGGCAGCCGCGAAGGCGGTCGGCTTGTTGACGCCCGAGGTCGCCTTGATGCCAGTGGGCTGGCCCGAGGAACCAGTGCCGCGCAGGCCGCCGAGGTCGATAGCGAGAGCGATAGCACGCGACAGGTCGTCACGAACCAGAGCTTCGATATCGGGCGAGGACTGCTGCATCATCAGGCGGGTGATGTCGGTGAAGGCACCAAGCACCTTCGGCGTCATCGTGACCTGACCGAAGGTCGGCTCCGACTCAGATGCAGCGCCACCTTCCGTCGAAATCCAGCCAGACGCCGAGGCGGTAGCTTTCTTCGGGATAGCCACGTTGCCTTTGAGGCCCGTCAGCATGGTAGCGCCAGCCTGCATCACAGACGAAGCGTTACGCAGAACGTCGATGAAGTCACCGCCACGGAAGTCCTGCGCGATCACGCTGGAGTCGTCCGAGGTGTTCAGGTCACGCTTTGCCCACGACCGCAGAACGTCGCCGGGGATCATCAGACCCTTGGCATCGACGCCAGCAGCACGCTGGGCAGCAGCCGAGGCTTCGAATTCGAAGCGGGCTTCTTCCTGAGCGCGGAAGTCGGTCGGGTTCGCCATAGCGCGGATCGCAGCCATGAGCGAGAACTCGCGGACCTCTTTCTGGGTCAGGCCGATGTTGGCCGTTTCCAGAGGCTTGTTGCCGATTGCTTCCAGCAGTTCGCCACGGAATTCGGCGAGAGAACGGCCAGCAGCGATGGCCTTTTCAGCCAGATCACGCTTGTTGTGCGATGCGCCGAGACGGATCATCTCGCCAGCATCTTTGGCAGCGGCACGGGCAGCTTCGGCCTTGACCGCGTCCAGATCAAATTCAGCCATTTTGGCCTCCTTGATAGGGGTTGCAGGGATAGAGGTGGTCAGGTCGTCCGCCGCCGATCTGCCAACGCCAACTGTCCTGTCGGCGGGGATAGAAACGATGGAAACTTCCATAGGCATCCAAGAAGTGGCTCGGTACGTTTCCTTGCCTTCCTTGTCGAGTTTGTTGATCTGATAGCCGACCGAGATGTTGGCTCGGATGCCATCAGTCACGTCATCGAAAACCTCTTTGGCAAGCCCGTTTTTCCCAAAACGAACAGTCGCACGGAGACGCCGTGCCGAGCCATCCAAGGCAACCGATTCTACAACGCCGATCTGCTTGGTCGGATCGTGATCCAGCAGAAGGGGCGCTCGGCCAGAATTCAAGAACGACAGATCGATGCTGCCGGGCTTGTGGTCGAGGATTTCAATGCCGAAGGACCGCTCAACGGGTTCCTCGGATGAGACAGCGATCTTGACGCGCCGGGCGTCATTGTCGATCACCTTGTCTTCAAATGCCATCGCACGGGTTTCGATCCCGTCACGCGAATAACGCTCGGCCTGAAGCTCAAGATCATCCTCTTGCGCCTCGGTCGGTTCGATGTGTTCTTCTTCCAGCATCGCTGCGTCCTCCATTTCACGGGCGATCATATCAAACTCACCCCCATCTTGCATAGAGCGCGCTTCTTCGGTGGCAGGCTCAAACTCAATCGGCTCAAAGTTATTGCGATCCAGCCATGCCCGCGCCTCTGCCACAGTGAAGAACTGAGTGCGGAAACGGATCGCCTGAATCTCGCTGGTGTCGTCCTTGATGCCGAAGATGTAGTCAACGCCACGGCCACCGCCGTTGTTGCGACGGCGGAAGCTGTCGTATTGGCGAGGATCGCGGATGCGGGCAGCATGTTCATTGGCATATGGCATTGCTATTCCTCCACCTGAGCTTCGACAGGCAGCTTCGACCCGAATGGCTCGTAGGCCATCGCCAGCCCAAACTGCTTGGCCATTTCCTTGTCGCGCTCAATCTGTGCGAAGGTCTCTTCAGCATCACGGCCATAGGTAGCAGCGATGTCGGTGTGGCTGATGATGCCGTTCTGCAAGCCCACGACGGCGGCGTTGATCTCCTTCAGCGGGTCAACCCACTGGAAGCCACGCGCACGCCAAGAGATGCCCATTGAAAACTTGTCGAACTTGCCCGGCCCGTTGATCGGGATCAGAGCAAAGTCCATGACGTGGGCCATCCAGACGCGGAACAGCGGATCGATGAAGTGTTCGATGAAGAAATGCTGCTGGGTCTTGTAGAAGTCCCGCTCCTCAAGCGCACCCTGCCGGATCGACGAGTAGGACGTGCCTTCCAGATCGTTGGCCAGCGCGGTGTAGCTGATGCCCAGACCGCCAGCGATACCACGCAGGATCGCCTTCTCAAAATCGGCAAAGGCCGATGTCGGGTGGTTGGGGTCAAACGGGGTGAAGTCAACGCCAGCCGGAAGCTGGTGGAACGTGCCGGGTTCAGCGTCGTACATCGGGGTGAAGGTGTCTTCGAACCCGTCAGCCGTGAAGCCATCGCCAGCCGGAGACGTGAAGAAGCCCATCTTGGACGCGCCGACGCGGGCAGCAGTCAGTTCTGCCTCACGATAGCCGTGCAGCATCTTCAACGCTGGCATGGCTGTCACAAGCTCAGGCACGCCACGGGTCTGATCTGCGCGCTCCTGCACATAGATGTGGATCATCTGATCTGCCGGGATGCGCTGGCGGTAGAGGCCCGTCGTCGTGGTGGTGTAGTCGTAGTCGCCGGGATTGTTCACCAAGACGTGATAAGCAGAAACCCGTCGCGTCACCGAGTCCAACTCCACGCCCATGCGGACCTGATTGCCGTCGCGCAGCGTCTCGTTCATCTGCTCATCGACGCGATCAGGCTCAATGATCTGAACGCCGATGCCGTGGCGCAGATAGGGCTTGCGGACGATGTGCAGGAACACCTCGCCGTCACGCTTCACGCCGCGAACCACTGCATTCGAGAGATCGGTCATCGACATCTTGCCGTCAACGGTCGATCCGCCGAGGCGCGAGAACTCGGCCCAAGCCGCCTCAATGATGTTGTTCCCGGCCATGTCGATGGAGCCATCGATGTTCCGGCCCTTTAGCTGAAGGCGGAAGCCATTCTCGCCGACCACGTTGGTCTGAACGAGTTGCAGATAGCGGCGGGCGTATTCGTTGTTCCGCTCCAGTTCGCGGGCGCGGTTGCGTAGATCACGCAGAACCCAACGAATCTCAGAGTCGGCAGACTTGTTGCTGCCCTTGAAGTCCATGTACAGGCGGCCCTTTGAGGCGGCCAGATAATCACGCTTCCCGGTCGCCTTCTTCTGGCGCTTGAACATGTCGAAAAGGCCCATCAGCCGAACCTCACTTTAATCGTGCTTCCTGTGGGCTTACCGCGCCGCGCTCGGTCCTTGACGACCTCCTGCTGGAACTCGGCCTTGTATTGGTCCCGCGCCGTCATTAACTCGGCAAAGCTCATCTTGGTCAGAGAGCGGCCAGCGATGGAGTAGCTGCCGACATCGCTGTCGGCCTTGCCTTGCAGGATCGATTCGATCTTGTCGATCATGATCTGAGCGTGGCTGCGAGGATCGGCACCGTTCACGTCCAGATCGGCTAGCGCTGTGAACTCGCCGCGATCCACCACCAAGCGGTTGCTGCTTGATGTCTGGATCACCTCAAGCTGCCAGTGATAGTAACCCGGCTCAAATCCAGATGTCGTTGAGCTTGATGCAGTGAACACATATGTGCCACCTGTCTCGGTAGCAGGGATCGTGACTTCCGTGCTTCCACCGCCCGTGATCCGAGCGACATACTGCGCGCTGTAGGATGCCAGCGGGTAGTCCTGAACCAGATCAGAACGCTTCCACTGAATGAAATCGCCGACAACGATCTCAAGCGGTTCGCCCTCTGGCGCATTGGCAGCGTCAAAAAGATTGGCCATTACCTGTATCCGTGGACAAAACCGCTCCGCATCGGCACCTTCGGCTTGCGGGGGGCCGCAGGTTGCTCACCAGATGATACCCGATTTTGGGCCTGAGTGTAAACAGCCTCAAGGTTTAGGTTGAGAATAGCCAAAGCAGCCGTCGCATAGACCCGGCAGTCGAGTGCTTCGTTGCGCGTCCTGATCTTCGTCCACTCCATCCTTGGCCTGCCCTTGAAGTAGCGCGTCACCTTCTTTTCAGCCGTCAGCATGCGGAAATACTCGTCGCTGCGGCCAACCGGGAAGTGGCAATAGCCCTCGCCCTCCTCCCTGATCTTCAGCCGTGCGTAGACGATCTCCTTGGCCGTGTCGGTGCCGACCGGGAATAGGTTGATCTTGCCGATGTTGTTCTTTGTCGGCCTGCCCACAATCGGCTTGCCCTCGCCGCCGACGCCCTTGATGGCGAAGACACGGCGGCCAGCCCGCAGGCGCGCATAGTTGTAGACCTGCTGGGTGTAGTGGCCGCCAGAGTCCACGCAGACAGATCGAATGACCATGTCACCCAAGGTCGGGTGGTCAAACTTCCGCCCCAACGTCACGTCGAGACGGTTCCACAATTCAGCCGACGATGGGTCGCCGTACATCGTCTCATAGGCCAGCGACCATGTTTCCTCGCCCCGGCCCCAGCCGACGATCTCGATTTCCAAGCGGTCGTCCTGAACGTCAACGCCAGCGGTGATGAGCAGCACATCCTCGGGCAACTCATCGCCCCAGTTCTCGGCCCGCTCCATCAGGTCCATCTCGTCGATCTGTTCGCCCTGCTCTTCCCATGTCTCGCCCAAGAACGTGTTGATCCACGTCTTCAGGCGCATGGGATCGCGCTTGCTGTTCATAAAGTCCGAGACCGCCTCATAAAGCGGGGTCCACGGGCTATACAGGCCATTGATGTGGAAGCCAGCGACCTTGCCCTTCGGCTCGGCGGTGGCCTGCCATTTGCCCTTCCTGATCGCCCGAAATCTCGCCGCGTCATCCCACGCCGATCCGCAATGCTCACAGGTGTAAACCGCCGAATACGGGTTTTTGTCCGTCCAGTGGACCTGCCCCCACTTTAGCGCCTGTGTTTCGCCGCAATCCCCGCAAGGCACGAAAAACTTGCGCTGATCGCTCTCCGAGTAGGCTGCTTCGATCCGGCTTGCCCCTTTGTCGGTCGGCGTGCTGACCAAGATGATCTTGCGGTTCCAGAACGTGCTGGATCGCTTCTTGGCCAGCGAGACGGGGTCGCCCTCTGTGCCTGCGCTGATCGGATAGCGGTCAACCTCGTCGCACAGGATCACCCGGCACGGGCGAGATGCCAAGCTGGCCGGGCTGTTCGCCCCGCAGGCAGTGACATGGCCGCCAGCAAATGTCTTGTGCAGCGTCGTGTTGCCACTGTCGCGTGATCTGGGGTCTTTGACCTTGTTGCTCAGAACAGGCGTATCGCGCAGGCACGGGGCCAGACGGTCTTTGGACCATGTCTGCGCCATCTCCAGCGTCGGCTGGACCACCAGCATCGGGGCCGGGTCTTGGTGGATGTGATAGCCGACCACGTTGTTGATAAGCTCGGTCTTGCCGACCTGCGCGCATGTCATCAGAACGACAGTCTCAATGTCGGGATTGGACACAGCATCCATCATCCCGCGCTGATACTCGGCCCGAGATGTTGACCACTTTCCCGGCTCTGCCGAACTTTCGCTCGACAGCACCCTGAAGGTGTCAGCCCATTCGCTCACCGTCAGCTTCGGCGGCGGCTTCATTGCCAGCGACACGGCCTCGACGAGCCGTGCTTCCAGCTTGTCAGCCTGCGTCTGCCTCGTTGATTCCTGCGAGTTCATTCAAAGCCTCAATGATATGTCGCTCTATGAGCGCCTGCACTTCCTTCGCGTCATCAGCCGCCGCCGCTTCTGGCGCGACCTTGGTTGGCACGGCCAGCAACTTGGTCTTCACATTGGACAGCGCGACCTCGACCCGCTTTGCCACGTCCTCAATGTACACCAATTCGCCCCGCGTGATCGCGTTTTCCATCTCCTTGGCGTCGGCCTGCTCCTTGGCAAGCCGAGCGCGCTCGTCCGTGAGGTTGAGATCGCCATTGCCAACGCGAGATGCTGCCATCTCCCGAAGCCGCGAGATGTAACCCTTTAGACATACGTCAAGATCGTATTCGCCCTTGCCCTGCTTTTCGATTGTGCCATTCGCCAGCAGGTCTTGGACGGTCTTCGTCGAGACCCCCAAGTGGGCAGCAACTTGCTGCAAAGTAGCCATTGTTCCCCTCAAACTGCGCTTGCCCCTATATTGCGCCAAAACGCACAGATCGCAACATCTCTGCATTTTTGCACAGGTCTGGTCATTACAACTCTTTAGTGTGCGCTGGCGCTAGGAAAGATTTGGGGCGCGAACTACC